CAAAACGGTTCCCCAGCGGAAATGCCAGTAGCAAGACGCATGGCCGTATAGGTTTTCCCGCTACCCGTGCCGCCAGCCAAACCAATCAATAAACTGACATTCTCGCGTAATGCTTTTTTAAACTGGAAGCTCATGCGCTATCCTCACTTTGTCTTTCATATTCATATACCATCCATCCCGGCGCTTCGGCATAATGAATGGCGGCGTTATAAGACGGCCATGTATCAGTTGACAGGCAATTACTCCATAACTCAATCGCCCGTTCCACCCTGGCATCGGCAACATCCCGGTAGGCATTGGACAGGCTAACGAGAGAACAGGCATACGGTGGATCAATTTCTTGCGCGAGAAAAATGAACACCGGCATGAGATGAAACAGCCGATAAATCCCGCGAGTATAAAATTCCGATTGCAAGTCATAGCCCATGCGCGGGATTTGCCGTATGAAAACTTCCGGGGCCGCGCTGTCAGTGGTTTTGTAATCCAGAATAATCTTGTAATCATTTGTCAGCCAATCGGGGCGCGTACGGCACCAGATATCGTGTTCCTGCCAGATGACCGTTTGTTCCGGTTTGCCATTGTCGAAAATGCCTTTAAGTTCCGTGGTCTCAATAAATTCCTTTGCCACTTTCACCATTTGCCTGATCGCAAAATCATATTTTGCCAGTATCGGTAACAGGCCGTTTTCTCTGGCAGTATCCCGTTCTTCCTTGGCTTTCTTCGTGCGCCAGTCATCGGCATCAATGATGGCGATTTTCGCCTGGTTGCCTTCCAGCAATAATGCGTGTGCTGCACTGCCGAGATCGAAGCGTGAATTTTCCTCAGGCCGGTAATCAGGATTCAATTTTGGATGCTGCATCCACGCATGGCGCGGCGACTGGTTTAGTAATACTTTTGCAATGCTACTCGATAGCGATGGCGTTTCACACGGATCGGCATGATATACTTCTGCTGATATTGTATGTATCCCAGGCGTCATGATTTTACCATCCCATCTTCGATGACAACGCCAACTTTACCGCTGCCATCGACGCGCTCAATCCAGATTTGGTAATCCTTTTCATTTGCCAATGTCGCAATAGCGGCAAGGCCGTCATCGTCCAATAATGACCCATCCCGTATTCTGATAACTCGCAACTCAGGGTTCGCGGCAATGGCTATCGCCAGCGATACTCTGAGTTTTTCAGCATCAGAGGCTTGATCAAAAGGCACGTTGTTGTAAATGACCATGCCTTCACCAAAGCTGATCCCCGGTATCGGCATAGCGGCTCTTGCGATTGCGTCTTTTTTGGCTGTTTCTCTGGCAGTCATCTGTTCACTGATGGTCTGCGATTTGCTTTCCAGGGTTTCGGCCTCTATCAATAGAGTCTTTTTCTGTTTCTGCGCAGCAACGGCTCGATTTGTGATCGAGGCTTTTTCGATATTTTGCCGTAATACAACGGTATCAATCAGCGTTGGTAATCCAGGAGCGGATTTTAATTTTTCTTCGTGTTCATCCGCCGCTTTGTTCAAGGCTTCGGCTTCCGCCATCAGTTTTGCCGCTTGTTCGCGCTGGCCCTTGGCTTCCAAAGTTACGCGTTCCCGGTTGGCTTTCCGTTGCTCTATCTGTGCGTTATGTTCACCGGCTTTTTGCAATTCATCTACTAATGCGGATTCATCAATGGTCTGCTCTGGTGTCCCCGGCGGGATAATAAGCCCATCAATTTGTGCTCGCTTTGCTTTAGCGTCACGATTCAAATCCGTGCGTTTTGCGTAATCTCCCTTATTCAATGCATCCAGTTCATCAATATCCACATCCAGCTTTGATATACGTCTTAACTCATCAAACTGTTCGCGTGTTTCCATGCGCGAGAAGGCAAGCGGATCAAAAGAAAGTTCACCCAGTAATTTGTCCAGCATTGTTTGTGGTGATGGATAGCGTGCTCCTTTTGCGCTTTCGACGGTTAATGTGCTACCACTTTCCGTAAATTTACGCTCTACCACAATTTCGCCCAAATCGAGGCGGATACGCGCTTTGTTTTCGCCTTTCCGTATAGGCTGCGCCTGAATATGTTTAGTGCCGGAGAGCGCCCACCAGATAGAATCAAGCACCGAGGTTTTCCCGGCCCCGTTTTTCCCTGTGATCTGGACAAGATTGCCGTCAGGTGTAATTTCCACGGCAATCAAGCGTTTGATATTTTCGGCAGTCAGTTTAAGTATTTTCATTTTTTCTCCTTTATCTTGTATCTGGTTACGCGTCCGCAACGTGGACAATGGGTTTCTTTATAGCCATTGCACATGATGTAGCACTTCTTCCCGCGCTTGTGGCCCTTTCAATGACAGATTAATTTTCCGAGTAATTTATTCATTTTTCAAATTCACGAATATAATCAATGACGGCCTCGCTGAATCCGTCAATATGAATCCATTTGCCGTAACCCACACCATTTTTGTTTGATGCCACATTAATCATATAACCACGGCCAACTGGATCAGAGATCCGATCATGACTTTGTTCATCAGTAATAACGATTAGTCGATCATATTCAATTTTATTCACGGCGTTAATCGCTTTACCAAGATAGGTGCTGCTATGTTCTGTTGCTTTTTGTAAAGCATCTGCAAGCGCCATGCCTTGACGTGGCGGAACTTCCGCAAGTGAATCGCTGAATGCAAATACCCTGGTTTTCTCACATATGCCAGATGTCAGAATAGCAAGCGCATAAGCCGCGTCACGGCGCATTAAATCAGATTTCGCTGACAATGGCGCGTCCATGCTGCCGCTGTTGTCCACTAAGATAATAGTTTTACCGAACACGCGCTCAATTCCATTCATGGCTTGTAGCATTGCCTTGTCAATTTCAGGTTCCCACTGGGGGACAGCGCGGGCTGCTGCAATAAAGCGGAAGGGAAGGGCTTTACTATTTTTCGCGCCTTCGTCCAGAGAATTAAATACAAGTGATTCATCCACGCCAGCCTCGCGCATATTCCTTAAGTTGCGGAGTAATGCCAGATAGCCAAGTTTCTTTTCTGACAGGAGGCGTTCAAATGTTATTTTCTTGTCTGCGCCGCCGGATAGGGCGACTTCCCAAGTATCGGGTGCCGTTAAGGTTCCGGCGATAAGCTGTTTCCAGATTTGCGCTTGTTCCTCATCCTTGGGCTTGGCGTGGCACAAAAACAGCACGTCTCGCAATTTGATTTTGCCATCACGATTATATTTCGCCAGTTGATAACCATTGAATTTACGAAAGGCATTTTGCAGGCCGCGCTTAACCTGTGCGGAAAGGGGGCAGCGACCGTCCTTCCAATAAATTGCCAGAAATTCAGTTAATTCATCAGCGCGCTGAATAACACTGGCGATAGTTTTGCCAACCAGCGTTCCTCTTGTTTTGCTGCGTGCCAGTTCTCGCGCCAGTAACAGCGGCACATGACGAAGTTTGAAATGGGTACGGGCCTCGATCGCAAGCGCCGCCAGTTCTTCCGGCTTTACTTTTTGACAAGCATCAGAAATGCGGGAGGTGATAGATTGTCCATCTTCATAAAATTCATTTTCCCATAACATACACGCCATCACAGAACGGCGTAATTGTTGCGATGGATTGATGTGTTTTGCTATCGCGCCTTCTTGAGTATAGATAGGATCGCGTTTTATATTTATCTTCGCCATATCATTTCTCCAAAGTAATGCGGGAATATTCGATTAGAGTTTTTCGTGCGCTGCCTTACGGCCCGCTTCCGTTCGCCATATGAAGTATCTCTAATCTTCGCCACGCAAATTTAGCGCCCGGAATAAACGATTACTGTATTTTTCAATCGCAGTGAAGTAGCAGTAATCTTCGCCAAGGCAATTCTTCATGGTTGACAACAGTATAGAAGGCATATATTCTCTTTGTCAAGGTAAACTTGCAAATAAAATATGATTCGCTATACTGACATACTGAAAATGCGTAAAGCACTGAAAAAAGCCATTAAAATAGCTGGCGGCGAGACGGCGCTGGCGGAAAAGCTGGGCATGATCAAGACGACGCGGCACGGCAAAGTCATCGGCGCAACCCGCCAGGGCGTCCATCAATGGCAGGTAGCGCCCCCGCATTGGGTGCTGTCTATTGAAGCTGCGACCGGCGTCTCCAGATATGAATTAAGGCCGGATATTTACGGAAAAAAAATGCCATCATGAATTATCTTCTCGCCATCGCCCTGTATCTCTCACCACAACCTGATCACACGGCTGACATTTGCCTGTATATGTCTAGTTACAATGGCAATGTAACGCATTTTACGATAGACACCAGAGACGTTAAGGCGCGATTACATTTCACCCGATACGGGTATGCACTGGCAACGGACAAAGAAATTTATATCGGCAATCGGGATGATGTGATTGACCAATTCCGTAGAGATAACTGTAAGGGTGATTTTGTGTGAATGAAAAACTCAAGGTGCTTGATTTATTCAGCGGTATCGGGGGGTTTTCTCTTGGCCTTGAAAACACCTGCGGCTTTGAAACAATTGCTTTTTGTGAAATTGATAAATTCTGCCGGAAGGTGCTTAAAAAACACTGGCCTGATGTGCCGATATACGAGGACATAACGAAACTTGATGGACGAACAATTAAAGCAGATGTCATTACTGGGGGCTACCCATGTCAGCCGTTCTCAGTCGCAGGAAAACAACTTGCAGAAGCAGACGCGAGACATCTCTGGCCGGAAATGTTTAGAATTATACAAGCTGTCAGGCCGCGATGGGTCATTGCCGAAAATGTGTTTGGACATATTCAACTCGGTCTCGACACCGTTATTGCACAAATGGAAGCTGAAGGCTACACCGTCTGGCCGTTTGTTATTCCAGCTTGTGCCGTTGGCGCACCCCACAGAAGGGACAGGGTATGGATTATATGCCACACCGAACACAATGGACAGTCTGCCGCCAAAATCGCCGGAGGCATTGAGGCGAGAAATGGAAGTAGCGAGACCGGGCAGATCGAAACCGGCGAACCTGAGAGATCAGATCAGCAACAGCCATCTATGGCCGACACCGGATGCGAATTCTTGGAGAGCACCGAACCTGAACCCAGCGAAGAGTGGACAGAAAGTAATGCCGGCATCGGAACATTCTCTGCAAACGAAAATTGCCAGACAGGACAATACTGGTCAACTGAACCCGCAATTTGTGGAGTGGATGATGGGTTATCCGATGAATTTTACAAAGGTAGAGTAGCAATGGGGATTAAAAACAGGGCGAACAGATTAAAGGCTTTGGGCAATAGTGTTGTTCCTGCGATTCCCAAACTCATCGGCAGAGCAATCCTGAATTATGCACATAATAGACCAATTCCGTAGAGACAATTGCAAGGATGATTTTGTGTGAATAAATGCGATGCCTGCGCCAAGCAATGTATTTACAATTTCGCCTGTGTGCATTGCGTGGCGCGGTTTATTAAATCGCTGCCGAAACGTCATATTAAATACTGGCGCGAATATTTCACCCGCGAGAAGGGCGACGAATTTGTTAAACAAGTGAGGAATTTATTATGAACAATCTGAAAAACGGTGATCTGCTGCACACGTTAGACGAACTGGACGCTGAACTGAATAATGCCATCGTCGGATTCAAATGCGGCTTCTGGCTTGGATTCACTGCGGGTGCGGCGATGGCTGGTGTGATTACCTGGTTTGTGATGGCGTGAATGATAATTGTTGCAAAATACGCCAGTAAATGTCCGCACTGCGGGAATCAAATACTTGTTGGACATAAGATTGACTGGAACAAAGACGAAAAAGCCATTCACGCCGAATGTCTGCGCAAAATTGAAGTGGCCGAAAAAAAGGCCATCCGGCATGACTATCCGCCGGAATGTGGCAAACAACCGGGTGTAGATTACCCGGCAGAACCAGCGAAGAAAAAGATTAAACAAAAAACTACACCGCCATTGGTGGATGATGAAATTCCGTTTTAATATGACCGGTAGAAAAACACAACATAATGCGTATTCTCGCGCTTGATCATACAACATCTTGAATGAAGCTAAAAATAATCCTGCCATTCCCATTGCCGACTTGGAATCGGTTGCTGGCAATGCACCATTGGGAGAGGAAAAAATGCCGCGATTTACTGCACCAATTTGTTTGCATATCCACTCAGTACGCAATAGACTCGCAGACAGTGACGGTATCTCCGCAAAAGCGGTTATTGATGGACTTATACATGCCGGAATACTTGCAAATGATTCGCCCGAATTCGTCAAACAAGTTACTTATAGCCAAGAAAAAACAAAAGATAAAGAAGAAACGATAATTACTATCAGTAGCGCAGCGGGATTATAAATGACGATTGACGCCGAAGAAGTAAAAAAAAACTGTGATTTAGCGCAAATCGTCGGGCACTACACCCCGCTCGTTAAAAAAGGCCGCGAGTATGTGGGCCGCTGTATCGCGCATTCGCCGGATGAGCATCCCTCGATGTACGTGGTGCCGGACAAGGGCATGGTGCATTGTTTCAGTTGCGGATTTTCCGGAGATGTTTTTGCCTTTTTAATGACCGTCGAAAATATTGATTTTCAGGCGGCATTAACCAGGCTCAACGGCGAATCTCCGCAATGGCAACCGGCGATCTCCGTACCCAAAGCGCCGCCCGTCCCGGAACGTATCACGTCAAAACCCCCAGCCGATGCACCGACGCCAAAGATGGGGATCAAGGGCCTCGGCGAACCCTCAAAAATCTGGCCGTATAAAGATGCCGATGGTGCGTTGCTCGGCTATATCGCCCGTTATGACCCGCCGGATGGCGGCAAAAAGGAGATCAGGACGTTTTCGTGGGGCCAGCGTGGGGATATGCCGCCCGCGTGGGGCGTGGGCGCGTTCAACAAGCCCCGGCCCCTCTATGGCCTGGATAGATTGGCACAACACCCGGATGACCCGGTATTGATTGTCGAAGGCGAAAAGACGGCGGATGCTGGGAGCCGGTTATTGCCAACGTATGTCGCCATCACCTGGTCCGGCGGGGCGCAGGCGTGGGATAAAACCGACTGGTTGCCGGTCGCCAATCGGAAGGTGCTACTGTGGCCGGACGCGGACGAGCCGGGTTATCAGGCCATGCAAAGACTCGCCCGCCTGCTCTCCGATCCGGCGGGCCTGCATTGTGCGATCAGAATTGTTGATGTGAATCGTATGCCGCAGGGCTGGGATCTGGCCGATGCCGAGGCGGCGGGCTGGGACACCCAAAAACTCATTGAATGGGCAAAACCGCGGACGGCCGACTATAAAGCACCGCCAAATCTGCCCGTAGTTGAATCCACAGCCACCCCCCCTGATACTGGTACGGCAAAAAAGCCGCCAGTCAAACGTACCCGGCAAGTTTTAAAGCTGGTGGGGGATTCAGGCAACAGTGATAACGGCAATGCGGTTAAAAAGTTGGATGATGAATATATGCCGGAAACGCTCTCGGATGATGGTATTGCCAATGAATATGCGGCATTGCATCAAAATGACTTCCGTTATGTCGCGGACTGGGATTGCTGGATGGTGTGGAATGGTTATCACTGGGAACGCCAGAAACACCGTGCATCCGTCTGGACCGCGGCGCGGGATATGGCGCGAGGATTCAAGTACCGGGACACTGATATTTCTCTGCTCAATATGACTCAGGCGCAGAAACGCGCACTGGAATCCTACAAAACTATGGGTAATTTCCTGAATCTGGTCAAGGTGGACTGGCGTATCGTGGCCGACCCGGAAATTTGGGATGCTGATCCGTTTCTGCTCGGCATACCGGACGGCGTAATTGATTTAAAAACGGGCGATCGAATCACACCACAGCGCGAGCAATACATTACCCGCTCTGCTGCGTTCGTGCCCCGCGCAGGGCCAACGCCATTATTCGATGCTGTCCTGAAATTCCCGACGAATAACGATCCGGCCATGCTCAGTTATCTCTGGCGCTGGTTAGGCTACCTGCTGACCGGCGATTGCCGGGAGGAGGCATTTTTATTCCTGCATGGACTGCGTGGCAGCGGTAAGTCCACGCTCGTCAATGCGATTGCGGACATTCTTGGGGCCTATGCGATAAATATTTCAATGGATGCGCTGACCGAGTCGAAACAGCAACGGCACAGCCAGGAGATCGCCAAATTGAACGGCCATCGGCTGATCCATGCCAACGAAACGCAACCGCACCGGCGCTGGAATGAGGCGCTTATCTGCATGTTGTCCGGGCGCGATAAAGTGTCCGCGCACTTCATGCGCCAGAATGATATTGAGTTCAAGATGACCGGGAAATTTCTGATCCACGGCAATCATACCCCACATCTCAAGGGCATTGATGGCGGCATAGCGCGGCGGCTACACCTGATCGAATACCACCAACGCGCCTTGCCACTGGCAGAACAAGACAACACGCTTAAAGACCGGTTGGCCGCAGAATATCCGGCCATATTGCACAAGATGATAGCTGGTTGCTCGGATTGGCTCGCGTATGGACTAGGGCGGCCTGAGGAAATTAATATCAACCTGGCAGAATATATCGCCGGGGAGGATTTGATCGGATCCTGGTTGTCCGACTGTTGCGATACCAGCCCAGGGGCGAAAACCTCCAATTCCGAGGCGTATAAATCTCTGCAAAAGTGGGGCGAAGAAAACGGGGAAAAATATCTGCCGTCAAAAAAGGCGTTTTCTCAAGCGCTGTTCCATCGTGGATTTGAGCAAAAGCGAGACAGGCAGCGTTATTTTATCGGCTTCGCGCTGAAAGACGGACCCCGGCAAGTGGAAGAAGATTTACCCTTGCCGGAGCTACCGGCGGATTGGCAAGACCGATTTTAGTTACTGTGTTTGCTCCAATTTAAACGTGAGTAATTCAATCAGATTAATCGGCATGGCCCGGCTACCCCTGGCCCAGGCCCGGACGCTGTAAGCACTGACATTCAACATATCGGCCACTTGCTCAGGGCTTTTGCCATGCTTCGCCATCAGCGCTTTTAATGTTTCTGAGTTGTTCATGATTTTATTTCGCCTAGAATTTTAATAAAGTTGATTTTTTTATCGTCTGCACTGTAGGCCGCCCTGTCGGCCGCACTGGCCGCACTGTCGGCCGCACTGTAGGCCGCCCTGTTGGCCGCATTGGCCGCATTGGCCGCACTGTCGGCCGCACTGTAGGCCGCACTGTAGGCCGCACTGTCGGCCGCATTGGCCGCACTGTAGGCCGCACTGTAGGCCGCACTGTAGGCCGCACTGTAGGCCGCACTGTCGGCCGCACTGTAGGCCGCCCTGTCGGCCGCACTGTAGGCCGCCCTGTTGGCCGCCCTGTTGGCCGCCCTGTTGGCCGCACTGTTGGCCGCATTGGCCGCACTGTTGGCCGCATTGGCCGCATTGGCCGCATTGGCCGCACTGTAGGCCGCATTGGCCGAGCGGTCTTTCCCTGACAGCCAATTTTTCACCCACACGCACCAATTCTCGTCTTTGTAAACCTGCATAGCGCAACGAATCGCAAATTCGGTTAAAAAATCAGCCTGTAATACAGGCGGGGTGATCTCATTTACCAGCGTACAGTTTTGTACACCAAATTTCAGGCCGCGATCTGTTTTGATTTTGCCACTGACCGCACACTCAAACAGGCGGTAATCCGTAAAATCAGCGTGGATGGGGTTAAAGATAACAGCCAGTCGCGGGTCATCATAGACGTGTATCCAGCCAGATGAGCAGAGTTCACCGGTGCCGGGCGCTGTTTTTTCAACGCCAATTTCCCACTGGCAGCCGCCGAAGGTCTGCATGTTTTGATCGGTGAGTTTGTAGTATTTTTTCATAGTTTACTCCTGTTAAGCCCGTCCGTGGGCTATGGGTTACTGGTTAACCGCTAGACGCTTGCTCAAAAGCATGATTACCGAATTTATTCTTAAAATCTTCCTTTTGCTTGATGCAATCGTTGTTAAGATAACCAGCATAACGATCAGCGCGTATTAATTGCACTGAGCTGATCGGTTCCTGTAAAAAATTTACATGCAATGCAGCTTTTTCAAAATCAGGAACAAGCGGCATACATTTGGATTTAATCCAGTTTTTTGCAAAAAGATTGCCACTTTCGATCGCTTCTTGCTTTGTCATAGCGCGCGACGGCGCCGCCCATGACAGAAAATCTATCTTCCCGAAATCGTCAATTTGACTTTCATAATTGAAAGGTCGTCTGTTGACGGGCCTCACAAGATTTTCAAAAACATATCGTGTTGCTTCTTCTAATGATGAGCTTATTTCTCGCTGGTAAATTTCGTTTTCAACCAAAACGAGCCAGTAATTTTTTAGTGTTTTCATAAAAACCTCCAAGATTAAACATCAATAAAACGGGATATATCTAATATTCTGTATGTACCACGAGCACCCAGTACCGCATAGAACAGTATCAATGATTTATGGTGCTGGGTGATGATAGCAAGGGCGTGAGCGTGTGAGATCATGATCTGCCATCCCTGTGAATATCCGTGAGTATATTTTCTACGTCTTTAATTGCGCGAGGCATATAGTTGCCAGTGTCCAGCGCGTGGAATTGTGTATGCCATGAAATCATTTTGCTAATTACTGTTTCCAGCCGTTTTTCGGCTAATGTGAGTTGTGTGTTAGTCATTATCCGATCCTCCTATGTGTAATCGGTTATTGATTAGCTCCCCTCTACCGTATCAGGGTATTGGGGAGCGATTGTTAAACTTCAATTTCCAGCTTGTCTGCCAGTTTCTTGGCAGTTTCTTCAAACGCGAACCAAGCAAGCAGATTTTGGTTCATGGTATCCATTGCCAACGGGTCATCTTGATCCCATTTGTCGCCAAACAATTCAGCCGGTGACGTTCCGCAATCCTCAATGGTTTGCTTTAACATGTCGTTTATATCGTTGCGGTGACGGCGGAAAAATTTAACTGTATCTGTGTAGTAAATCAGCTCTCCAACTATGCCGGATACGCAACCGCCATACATAACGTCGTTAATATATTCCTGTACGCCGTTTTCATAATCCGGCGCGTGTTGGTTGATGATTGACGCAACTTTGCGATCAAGTTTTGTTTCACAAACATTGTAGTTTATGCGCTTCATTGTTTTTGCTCCTCGCCCGATCTACCCCGGCGGCGGGTTTACTGGACTACCCAGTATGTGTGTTGGTACATCCAGATCCGGCCCATATAGAGCCGGAGCAGGGATGGATCAGTCGATTCCGAGGATTTTGAAAAGCCTACTTATTTCTTCTCCGTCAAAAATGCTTTCGTCGCGCTCGTATTCGGAGAGTGTGACACTTTCCGCACAGCTATCTATTTTTTCCCACTGGATGTCTGACCATGGCACATCATCATATGATTTAAAGTTGCGTTGCATGATAATTACCTCTCTAGTGTGTGTGTTGGTATCTGTAACTGTAACTATAGCCCAATAGTTGCATATTGCAACGTTTTTTTGCAATATTTTACCAAAATAAACGTAAGTTGTTGATAACGCACGTGATATAGTTATGCAGATAATGTGTCTATATGTGTCTAAAAGCGGTCTTGCCAGTCACTTGGCGGAACCGGCAGCGTCGCGTTTACCGGCCGGTCTTTCAGTCCAATCCCGTAGTAAAACCTGGATAAAGCGCGGCCCTGCCGGAACCCGGCCTGCATGAGCTTTTGCGAAAATGCTTTTTTAGACAAGTTGAGTTGCAGTCCAGCATGATAGGCAATAAATGAGTGGTAGAGATCAGCAACACCAGTGCGTGCTGTTTCGTCAATCACACATTTATCATCGAGCCACGCCTGCAACTCGGTTCTGGCCCGTTTCTCGTTGCTCTTTTGCAGAGCAGAATAGGCGAGGGATTTTTTTAACCAAACATCACCGCCGATACGGGCATAAGTTTCTTGCTCTTCTTGCGTTAACTCTATGATTAACATGGTGTTTTCTCCACTAATTAAATAAAATAGCATTATGACAGATGACTGATATTTAGTCAATAACGACACATCTAGATTCTTAGACACAATACGACAGGTGGATCATTAGTGGTACGCCGCGCGCGCACGCGCATAAAGGGGTTAATAGTCTGACGTGTCTTAAAGTGTCTAAAAAATCATTTACATCAATTAATTTATATAAATCAATAAGTTATCATACTACAGATGTTGTGCCGAAGTGTCTACTCATTGATTTATAAGGGTTTTTTACTTTATTCATTCAATCTGTCAATCCGTCGTGTATCAGGTACACTAAGTGTTGATGATACCCTGGTCTAGTGCCCAACTTGACAAGATGGGGCAGTGCAGCACGTCATCCATGCACCACTAGTAAACGGATGTTGTTGATTTCATTGAAGAATAATGCTTATTTAACATAATAGTTATTACGCGAAGTGTAATACAGTGGTAGTGAGTATTTACTAACTTCCTCCATATAGGTTAGTTGGCACTCACTGGGGGTAGGGGGGGGTACCGTAAGGCGCTCGCTCTCCGGTGGTTTATGCCGTGGTACTAAATTTCCATAAAACACACTTTCATTGGGTGCTATACTCAAACCATGAGGTTTATCTTTTTGCTATTACTATTAGCGGCCTGTCAACCCGAAACGCGTCCAGATGCGTTTGCCGAAGCCCGTGCCGCCTGTGCCGGTTATGGCTATGCCCAGGGTTCGGAGGGCTTTCGTTTGTGCGTCATGCAAGTCCATCAGAATTATTTGCAGATGGATGAAGGGCGCCGGGCTGCCGCTATCCAGTATTATTTGAACACCACGCGCTGAATCTTGCGTTCCACGTGGAACTGTCCTAATATAACTCTGTGTGTTGTTATTTGTTCTCCTATGGGCAATATTGCCGCCGGTCAGACCTCCTCTTGCACCGGCGGTTTTTTTTGTCCATACTCAGGCGATGCTCGAAGATTACGCAACCATGGTTGAGTTCGACAAGATGGTGGTCAAGCTGGAGCCGGGCCGCACCGGGTTGCTTGTGACGTTTCTGGATGGCGATATGATGTTAATTCCAAACGCCATGCTGGGGCCGTGTTCGCAAACGGTACATTGATGGCGTCATGACCCTGCCGGAACTCCCCGATCATCTCGGCCCCGCCCAACGGTTTGAGCTGGTGGTGGCCGAACCCGGCATGATGGATATTATTTGCCAACGCGTGATCGATGGCGAATCGTTAAAGCAAATCGCGCAAGCCTGGGCGATCCCGCCGTTGCGTTTTACCGCCTGGGTGGGGGAAACCAGGGAACGCCTGTCGGCTTACGAGGGGGCGCTCAAAATCCGCGCGGACGAACTGGTGCATGAAGCCTACCAGGTCGCCCGTGATTGCCGGGACCAGAAGGAGGTACCGGCGGCAAAACTACAGGTTGATACTAATCTCAAAATTGCGTCCAAATGGGACAAGGAACGCTACGGCAATGTCGAAACCCATAATATCAATAACCGCGTGGCCGTGTTGATTTCAGTTGAGGATGCCGCCTGTCTGTGAGCGAATTCACGCTGACGGGGAAGCAGGAAGCAGCGCGGCTGGTTTTTGCACAGGCGGCGACCCATATTCTCCTGTATGGCGGATCGCGCTCGGCCAAGACTTTTTTCATTGTCCGCCAGATATGCACACGCGCCATCGCCGCGCCGGGTTCGCGCCATTCGATACTGCGGTTCCGCTTCAATCACGTCAAAGCCTCCATTGTCCACGATACCTTCCCCAAGGTCATGAATTTATGTTTCCCCGATTATCCGTACCGGCTGGACAAGACTGACTGGTACGCGGAATTTGATAACGGCGCCCAAATCTGGTTTGGTGGACTGGATGACAAGGACCGGACGGAAAAGATATTGGGCCAGGAGTACGTTTCAATCTTCCTGAATGAGTGCAGCCAAATCCCGTTTGCCTCCAGAAATCTGGCGGTCACGCGCCTGGCGCAGAAGATCGGGTACACGCGTGGTACACAGGAACCGATTTTATTGCGCCGCAAGATGTATTATGACTGTAATCCGCCTTCGAAGGCGCATTGGGCCTATAAGCTGTTTCTGGAGAAAAAAGACCCGGACACCGGCAAGCGCATGGATAATGTGGACGATTACGCCTGTATGCAAATGAACCCTGAAGATAATCTGGGGAATCTGCCGCCAGAATATATCAAGACCCTGCAGGGGTTGCCGGCACGACTGCGCAAGCGGTTTCTCTCCGGGGAGTTCGCCGATGTCAACGAAAACGCCTTGTGGACCTCGGAAATGATTGACAAATGGCGCTTTGACGGCGAAGAACTGCCGGACATGCAGCGCGTTATTGTCGCGGTTGACCCGTCCGGCGTCGGTTTTAATGAATATTCCGAAGGCGATGCAATCGGGATTGTGGTGGGTGGCCTGGGGATGGATGGGAACGCCTATCTTTTGGAGGATTTGACGGTCAAGACTGGCCCCGCCGGGTGGGGCAATATCGCTGTAAGCGCCTATGACCGTCATCAGGCCGATCTGATCGTGGCGGAAAAGAACTTCGGTGGCGCGATGGTAAAACACGTCATCCAGACGGCGAAGCCCGGAGTAAACTGCAAAATCGTCACCGCGAGCCGGGGCAAGAGTGTCCGCGCCGAACCGATTGCGGCGCTGTCCGAACAGGGGAAAATCCGCCATGCCGGGACGTTTCACAAGCTCGAAGATGAATTATGCTCATTTATCGTCGGCGGCTATAAAGGCCCCTGTTCGCCGAACCGCGCCGACGCCTTCATCTGGTGCATGAGCGAATTGTTCCCCGGTATTATCAAGGCAGAAAAAAAGCCCGTGAAAAAATCGCATTTCAGTTTGCCCGGTGGGGCGCTCGGCTGGCTGAATAACTGAATATGGCATTTAGTTGAATGACTGAAAAAAGTGTTTATACTCTCTATTCTGGTAAAATGATTAATTTACGGAGATCTCATGCCTTGCGGTAAAATTCCTTACGGTAAAAAGCACAAACGCGGCGGCGGCGGCGGCAAAAAAAAGTAGAGCGATTTGTCTGTGGATAAAACCGCTGAAGAAAAATTCCTGAAAACGGCGCGTGAGCGTTTCAAGTATTGTGTTGAGCGTGAACAGAACAACCGCGCCAGCGCCTTAGAGGCGATTAAATTCAGGAACCTCGAACAGTGGCCTGCCAATATCAAAAATGCGCGGGAAAAAGATGTGACCGGGGCGCGGCCTTGTCTGACGATTGATAAAGTCAATCAATATGTCCGCCAGGTGTGTAACGATCAAAGACAAAACCGCCCACAGATTAAAATCCGCCCGAATGATGATATTTCCGATCCGGAAACGGCGGAAGTGTTTAACGGTGTCATAAGAAACATTCTGGATCAGTCCCATGCCGATATTGCCTTTGATACCGCCTTTGAACACGCTGCTGACGGCGGTTACGGTTATTTTCGTGTGCTCACTGAATATATTGATGAAAATTCTTTTGATCAAACCATCAAGGTAGAACGGATCAGGAACCGTTTTTCGGTCTATCTGGGTGAACACCAGCAACCGGACGGCTCGGATGCGGAATATGGCTTTATTGTTGATCGTATTAGTAAGGAAGAATATCAGCGGCTCTATCCCCATCCACAGGCAGATAAATCAAAATCTGAATGGGAAGAGGCTGGCAGGGGTGATGAGTCAGACTGGTATGAAGATGAATTTATGCGGATTGCTGAATACTTCTATACCGAGCACACCAAAGTCCCCAAATATCTTCTGGAAGATGGGTCAATAGTCACTAAAGAAGAATACGATACCGGACTGAATCAAGCCATGTATAAGCCCGATCTGAATCTCGGCATGATTAAAATGGATATTCTGAAAGAAAGGACGGTTACTCAGAAGCGGATCAAGTGGTGCAAGTTGACCGGGATGCGTGTCCTTGAAAAAAGCGACTGGGCCGGTAAATGGATACCTGTTATCAAAGTGACCGGCGTGGAACTCGACATTGAAGGTCGTCTCTATCTTTCCGGTATGGTACAACCGGCGATGGATGCCTGCCGCATGTATAATTAT